GGTCGAGGCCTCGGAGATCGAGGCGCTCATGGCTCCGGCCGGGCCGAGAGGGGGGAGGCTGGCCAGGTGAGCCTCAAGGATCCCTGGATGCAGCTCGCGGACATCATCCTTGAGAACCTCGAAGACTGGCGTCTCCTGGTCGAGGCCATGGAGCCCAAGCATCCCGGCTCCATCATCGTCCTGCCGGCGACCCCCAGCGCGGCCGGGAACGCCGTGGAGAGGTTTGTCGTCAAGCGCGAAGACCTCATGGTCGTGCTCAGTGCGGTACACCGCCGGCTGAGGCGGATGAGGGGCCATCTCAGACGGATCTACCGCCTGAAGTGGGTCAAGAAGAGGACTCATTATGACATCGCCGACGAGCTCAACTACGGGCTCCGAACTGTGGACAGGTATATCAGCCAGATAAGGGCCTGTGTAGCTGGGGTTTTAGCCTCTCTCGGGCCCGAAAAGTTGGCAGGATTCTGGCATGAAATTGGCAGGATTCCGGGCGCCTAGAGCCTTGCAGAACTGGCAGACCGGGGGTATCATGCGGGGCAAGGCGTACTGTACCGTGAGGACCGGGCACCCCCCGCGAGGAGGGTGCCTTTCATCTTGGGTAGTGCCGGTAAGCCAGCATTCCTCGCTTCCGGTAGTAGCTCAGGGCCTTGCCGTGGACAGCCTTCCTCAGGTCCACGCCCACGCTCGGGACGTACTCGCCGCTCGCGGTGCACCCGGCGGCTGAACAGTACCAGCGCGAGCCATCGGGACGCAGATCAACATCGTTCAGACACCTCGGGCACAGCGGGCCCTTTACATAAACCTCCTTGGCGTCTATCCAGTGCTGCCACTTGAACCCTTCGTACTTGAAGACTCGCGGAGTGGCAGTCATCCGTCGCCTTCTGTCGTTGACGGCCCTGCGAACGGAGTATGCACTTCCCCTGTGGGAAGACCGGTGGGCGCCTTGGGACGGCCCTGCCAGCTTCTCAGGGAAGGGGCGCTCACTGTCCTGAGAGTGTTCCTTAACGAAACAGACTGAACCGTAACGCAACGGAACGGGGTGAGAGCCATGGCCAGGCCGTCGAAGATCGACCAGCTGGGGCTGGCCGAGAAGGTCTTGGCCATGGCCCTCACCAAGACGAGCCGGGAGATTTCGGCCGTCCTCAGGGCCGAGGGTTACGACATCAGCCACGTGGCCGTCGCCCGCTACATCAAGGGCGTCCGGCAGGAACGGGCGGAGCAAACCAAGGCCCTGGTGCAGGACACCATCAAGGCGACGGTGCCCCGCGACCTTGAGGTCCTCGAACACGTGAGGGACCAGCTCGACGGCTGGCGGCGGGACGAGGGTATCGACCTCCCTCTCCGGCTGCAGGTCATTGACAGGCTGCAGCGCGTGATTGAGCTGCGGTTGAAGCACTGCGGGGCCGAAGAGGGCGCTCAGGACCTCCTGGACGCCATCGTGGCTGCCTACCGGGAGCGGACCGCTGGTGCTGGCGGCTGAGGCCGTACGATACTACGCCGCGCGTCCGGTGGATTGGGTCAAGGACGTGGTGGGGGCTACTCCGGAGGTCTACCAGGCTGCCATCCTCGAGGACCTGGCCCGGGGCCGCAAGGTGGCCGTGAGGAGCGGCCACGGCGTGGGCAAGACGGCAGTCGAGGCCTGGGCAGTGCTCTGGTTCCTCTCGACGCGGCCCTTCCCGAAGGTGCCGTGCACAGCCCCGACTGAACACCAGCTCTACGATCTCCTCTGGGCCGAGCTGGCAAAGTGGCTAAGCCAGAGCAAGATCGCTGGCGCCTTCACATGGACCCAGACGAAGGTCTTCGCCAACCGGTATCCCGAGCGCTGGTTCGCTGTGGCCCGGACGTCCAACAAGCCGGAGAACATGCAAGGCTTCCACGAGAAGCACCTGCTCTTTGTGGTGGACGAGGCGTTCGGGGTTGCGGACGACATCATGACCGTCGTCGACGCCTCGCTCACGGGACCGGACAACAAGCTCCTCATGTGCGGGAACCCGACGCGGCTCTCGGGGTACGCGTACGAGGCCTTCCACGCCAGGCGGGCCGCCTGGGCGCTCCATCACGTGAACGCCGAGAACAGCCCCCTGGTCGACCGGGCGCAGCTGGAGGAGAAGGCCCGGGACTGGGGACGGGACTCGGACCTTTACCGCGTGCGCGTGCTCGGCGAGTTCCCGCGCGGTGAGAGCCGGGCCTTCATCCCGCTTGAGGTCTGCGAGGCGGCCGTGGCGCGCTACGGCGACGTTCTGGACGAGTCCGGCCCGGTGGTGGTCGGTGTGGACGTGGCCCGCTTCGGCGAGGACGAGACGGTGATTGCAATCCGGGCGAGGCAGCGTCTGCGCGAACTCCGTGTCTACCGCAAGCAGGACACCATGGCCACCGTCGGTTACGTGGTGGCGGCGGTGCGCGAGGTCCAGGCCAAGGAGCCGGACCGCCACGTGGCGGTGCACATCGACGACACCGGCCTCGGGGGCGGGGTAACGGACCGGCTCCGGGAGCTGCAGCGGGAGGGCTTGCGGGCGGAGATTGTGCCCTGCTCTTTCGGCGGACCGGGCAACGCGTACTACGCCGACAGCGCTACGGTCATGTGGGCCGAGATGCGGGAATGGCTCAGGACGGGCGCGATTCCGGATGACCCTGTCCTGATCGCTCAGCTCAGCACCCGGCAGCAGACTATGACCAGCCGTGGGCTCATCCGGCTCGAAAGCAAGGACGACATGAAGCGGCGCGGCCTACGGTCACCGGACAGGGCCGACGCCCTGGCGCTCACCTTCTGGCCGTACTCCGCGAGGAAGGTCATCGACAAGGTGGTCACCATATGAGCGAGACCAAGGTCCTCACCAAGGCCGTCACGATTCAGGCCGGCCAGCGCGCGGCGGCCGGCGGCTCGCGCCAGCTACCTACCGATCCCTTCGGCCGTCTCTACGCCGACTACGGGCTCGTGCGTCCGCCATACAGCCTCGAGAAGCTCCTGGAGTTGAAAGAGGCCAACGCCGTGCACGCCGCTGCAATCGACCAGAAGGCGGCGGACATCGCCGGCCTCGGCTGGACATGGGTGCCGGCGCCGGGCGTGAAGCGCCCCGACGAGCGCCAGCGTGAGAGGCTGGAGGCCTTCCTCGCGGGCTGCAACCCCGAGACCACGTTCCGCGAGCTGCTCGAGGCCGTCTGGAGCGACTACGAGACTCTTGGCTGGGGCGTCATCGAGGTGGTCACCAACGGTAAGGGGATGCCCGTCGAGCTCTACCACGTTCCGGGGCACACGCTGCGGGCCCACAAGGACCAGGTCCGGTTCGCGCAGATCCGCGAGGGTAAGGTGCGCTGGTTCAAGCGTTTCGGCACGCCAGGGACCTACCACCTCGACACGGGCGAGCAGCGGGAAGGACTCCCGGAGGACGAGCAGGCAGGCTCGCTGATAGTCATTCGGCGGCCGGGCTCCCGGTCGAGCTACTACGGGATCCCCACATACATCAGCGCCCTGGGCGCCATCATCGGCAACCTCGCCGTCAGGGACTTCAACATCGGCTGGTTCGGCGAGCGGACAATCCCGGACATGATGCTGATCGTCCAGGGTGCGGACGTGAGCCCGGACGTCGAGAAGGAGCTCAAGGCATTCTTCGCGAGCAGCGAAGTCAAGGGGCAGCACGACAAACTCTGCATCTTGCCCATCCCCTCCGATCTCCAGGGCGTGCAGGCCAAGCTCGAAAAGCTGACCCCCGACCTCAAGGAGGGCTCGTTCAGGCTCTACCGCATGGACAACGCGATGGAGATCCTGACGGCCCACCGGGTTCCGCCCTATCGCATTGGTTGGCCCGTCGTCGGGAGCCTCGGCGGGGCAACGGCCCGAGAGATGACCGAGATCTACAAGCGGTCGGTCGTCGAGCCCGGGCAGGAGATCCTCGAACACAGGCTCAACGGGCAGCTCTTTGCGGCGTTCGAGCCGGAGCTGGGGAAACTCGAGTGGCGCTGGAAGCTCAACGACCTGGACCTCAGCGACAAGATGGCTGAGCTCGACTACGGCATCAAGGCTGTCGAGCGCGCGATTCTGACTCCGAACCAGGCCCGCGGGCGTCTCGGGCTCGAGCCTTACGCCGGCGGCGATGTCTACTACATGCCGGCCACCCTAATCCCGGTGGGCCAGGACGATGTCACGAAGGCGGCCGCGACCGAGCGGACGGACTGGGCCCGGCTCCACCGCGACCACGAGGAGGCCCTTAGGGAGAAGGTCCGCGATTTTTTCGCCGCCAGGCGGAGCGCGCGCTAGCCGCGCTACCGCCGGCGCCCAAGGTGGAGAAAGCCGTCTGGTACGACAACCTGCTCGACCCCGAACAGGAGCAGCGGGCCTTCCTCGAGGCCGTTTACCCGCTACTTGAGCGGATGTTCCTTGACTTCGCTGCACTGGCCATGGCGCCGCTCGGCGGCGACTTCGACCCCTTCGACGCCGCGGCACAGGAGTGGGTCCAGGCCCACGCGTTCGAGTTCGTCCAGGGCGTGACGGCGACCACCATTGACCAGCTCCGGCGGACGCTCGTCGAGGGCTGGGAGGCCGGCGAGGGCATCCCGGAGCTTGCGGCCCGCGTCCGCGACGTCTTCGAGCAAGCCGACCGCTACCGGTCCTTCCTCATCGCCCGGACCGAGACGACGGCCACGGCGAACATGGCCCAGCTCTCGGTCCTGCGCCAGGCCGGTATCGGCTACAAGACCTGGTCGACCTCCCACGACGAGCGGGTCTGCCCCGTGTGCCGACCGCTCGATGGTAAGACCGTCAGGCTCGACGAGGAATTCGGGCCGGGCATCTTCGCACCCCCAGCCCACCCCGGCTGTAGGTGTACAACCCTTGCCGCGACCGAACTCGACGAAATCGAGGTCACGAAGTACCCGGGTCAGCCGAGGGACCGGCAGGGTAGATTTGCGAGCGGGAGCCAACCGAACCCCGGTCCGTCGGTCTATCCTGTGGGGAAGATTGACCGAAGCAGGGTGGCCAGTATTGCGGAAGTGGACCGCGATGATGTGGGCATTACGGTCAAACGCGCCCGCCATATTATGGACCGGCACCCGGGGATGTTGGAGAAATACGGTCCCAGCGTCCCGATGGTCCTCGCTACCCCGGACGTCATAGCCATCAAACCAGGTGAGAGACAGATGGCTCACTACCTCAAGCGCAACGTCCTGGGCGAGGGCATCGATCTAGAAATCGTGGTCTGGCTACACACGAAGGCCGACGGTCCGGGCCTGCCCAATGTCGTGGTTACCCTCTTTGAGACGGACATCAACCATCGGCTGCCGAGGCTCCAAGTGGTTTACACAGCACCAGGGGCCTAGTAAAATACTGGTGCGCCTTGAGGTCGGATTGGTGCCGACACGCCCATGTGGCCAATGAGAGATGCGGGGAGTGCCGCCCCCGCCAAGGCGCAGTAGAGAGATCAAAGCCGTGAAGATGACCTGCGGGCACTGCGGGGCCGGCGTGGAGGTCCCTGTCGGAACCGCAGAGCCAGGGGTCAGGAGATGCTTCGTCTGCGGGAAGGCCCTGGACCTTGCGGTCCTGGGCGCCTGGCAGGATTTCCTGGAGGGCCTGGCCAGACTCAAGGAGGAGCAGAACGACAGACTCACGGTGACGCTGAAGATCGAGTAGGCCCGAGAAGGCCAGCAGAATGTTACTGCACGCCCGCCATCCAGGCGGGCGTTTTCGTTTGGGGGCGAGCGTTTGGGGGCGAGGCCGTTGGAGCATGTCGAGCGGGAGATCCGGATCATCAAGTCCGACGCCAAGAAGCGCTATACGCTCGGCGTGGTCTACGAGCCGGACGTCGTTGACAGCCAGGGCGACTGGACCGACGCCGAGGAGATTGAGAAGGCCGCCCACGCCTTTATGCTCGCGCTCCAAGGCCGGCCGCGGCTCAGCAAGGCCGCCCTGGAGGTCCTCGGGCTCATGGCCAAGGGCCTGGCCGAGCGGCCCATGGTGGCCGTCGACGTCAGCGACTGCTGGGAGGAGCTCCGGAAGGCCGGCCAGGGCCTCGGCTACATGCACCAGGTCTGGGACCCTGGGATCGGCGACGTCGTCGAGTGCTACGTCGCGCCGTGCGACATGGTGGTGAACGAGCAGCTGGTCCGCAAGGGCTCGTGGCTGCTCGGCGTGGTCTGGTCGGAGGAGTACTTCGCGAAGGTGGAGGCCGGCGAAATCACCGGCTTCTCTATGGGCGGCACCGGGAGGAGGGTGGCGGATGCCCAAGCTGGTTGATCTGGACATCCTCGAGGTGAGCGGGGTCGACAAGGCGGCCAACGGCCGCCGCTTCCTCATCGTCAAACGGGCCGAGCCCGCCGATGAGCCGGAGGAGGTCGTCACGAAGGCCCTCACGGACGAGGACAAGAGCGCCTACAAGGCGGACCTGAAGGACAGTTCCACGCAGGACCTCACGGCCGGCCATCGGCGCATCCACCAGTGGGCCGGGTCGGGCGCCCTGCCGACCGGCCTCAGCAAGACGGACCTCGTCTGGATGCACAACGCGCTGGTGGACGAGCTCCGCCGGCGCTTCAAGGAGGAGAACCCGGACAAGGCCTACGAGCACGACAGTCCCCTCAAGGTCGAGGACATCCCCGACAGCCCGGGCGACGTAGAGAAGTGCAAGGCCATCACCAACCTTACCTCCCGCGTCAAGGAGCGCGAGGAGAAGAAGGTCAAGAAGGGCGGGAGCGCCATGGGTGAAGAGGGCGCCGAGGTCCGCAGGGAAGAGTCGAAGGGCCGGGCGCTCCTGCGCCTGGTCAAGAGCTTCTTCGCCGGGGCGCCGGCACCGGTCGAGAAGGCCGAGGCCAGGACCGTCAACGAGATCCTCGCCGACCAGAAGCAGGACCAGCTCCTCTGGGACCTCGTTTGGGCACTGCAAGACTCCATCCAGAGCATCATGGACGACGAGACGCTGACCGACAAGGCTGCGGCGGTGGTCGAGACCGTCAGCCAGTTCCAGGCGCAGGTCCTGGGGAGCGGCATCGTCAAGCGCGGCGCGAAGATCAGCGCCGACCGGCTGTCCCGGCTCAAGCAGGCCCACGATCTCCTGGGCCAGATCATCGGCGAGGCCGAGGCCAAAGACGACGAGACGGTGGCCAAGGGTGAGGGCAGTCCCCGCGAATCGCAGGCAGGCGCGCCGGCTCCGCAAGCCGCCGCACCCAACTCGGAGCCGCTGGCAGGGGGGACGGGCACGCAAGCCGGGTCGCCCGATAGCGCTCCCGACCTGGAGGCCCTTGTCCAGAAAGCGGTGGCGCCGCTCCTTGAGCGACTGAGCGCCCTTGAGCAGGCTCCGGCCACGAGCCCGGACCCGGACGCCGGCGCTAGCCAGGAGCCGGCCGCCGGCCCATCCTCCCCAGACCCCGCTGCCGTGACTGCGGCCGTCAGCAAGGCGCTTGAGCCGCTGATCGCGCGCATCGAGGCCTTGGAGAAGGCCCGGGGGATCAAGAAGAGCATCGACGGCCAGGACGGCTCGACGAAGGAGAGCCTCTGGACCGGCATCCTGTGAGAGGAGAGTGAGGACCGATGTCTATGAGCAACGCTGACCTCCTGCAGAAGATCGACACGGCTTCGCTGGCCGGCGGAGGACTCCTGAACCCCGAGCAGGCCCGGGAGTTCCTCCGCATGACCTTCGAGGCCACCCCCTTCAGCCAGCTCCACCGCAAGGAGATCAGGACCGCCAAGACGGGCGAGGTCGACAAGATCGCCATCGGCGGGCGGCTCATCCGGAAGAAGATCGAGAACACCGACGACGGCTACCGCGCCGGGATCGCAACGTCGAAGGTCCAGTACTCCACCGTGCCCATCCGGCTCCCTTGGGAGATCACAGAGGAGACCATCCGCCAGAACATCGAGGGCGAGCGCTTCGAGGACACGGTCATGCAGATGATGACCACCCAGCTCGGCATCGACCTCGAGGACCTGCACTTCAACGGCGACACCGCGAGCGCGGACCCGTTCATCCAGATCAACGACGGCTGGCTCAAGCAGGTCCGCACCGGGACGGGCGCGCACGTAGTCGACTGCGCTGGCGACACCGGCTTCGGTAAGGCGACGCTCTTCAAGGGTCTGAACGCCCTCCCGAACAAGTACCGGGGTCCGAACGTCCGGTGGATGATGAGCCCGACCCGCCGCGTGAAGTGGCTCGAGTACCTGACCGGGCGGGCCACGGCGGCCGGCGACGCGGCGCTCATCGGCGCCGGCGACCAGGTCAACAAGCCCCTGGGGTACGCCGTCGTCGAGATCCCGTCCCTGCCCGACAGCGTCATCCTCCTCGGCGACCCGCGGAACTTCATCGTGGTCAACACATACGAGATCCGGATCCGCAAGACCACGGAGGGCCGGGAGGCCGTGATGCAGGACAAGCGCCTCTACGTGATCCACCTCGACGACGACCCGATCGTCCAGGAGCTCGACGCCGTGGTCCTGCTCGACAACGTCCCTAGCGCGCTCGCCTCCTCGTGAGCGAGG